TCAAGGTGCCCCATCGCACAGTGGCAATCTGAATTTTGAATAAATTTGAAAGTACTTTCCTCATTTTCTTTATTAATCCAGGGAATGAATAGTATATCTAGACCACCAATCGTAACTTCTGATGCGGCATCATAGACATATACATTATCATACTCACGAAGAAGAAGATCTACTGCATTTACCTTATTAGTATTCTTATAGTATGCAGTATGGTTTCCTACAATAGTATGGACTGTGATGCCCATGTCTTTCAGGCGATCATAATAATTATCCTTTGACCAAGCAAGTGCCGAGAAATCAATTCCTTTACGACTATCAAAAGTATCTCCCATATCTATAACGGTAGTAATCCCATACTGTTCCAGCGTTGGGAAAAACACTTCGTTGTAGAATTTTAAGAAATAATCGTGAAAGAGTTTAGAATTTTTTCTAGCACCAAAGTGTTGATCAGTAATGATAGCGACTTTCATTAATACCGAAGTTTAGTGTAGACTGCATCCTTGATGCTATTATAGTCTGAATAGTCTGAACTGTCAACACTACCTTCAAACACTTGGTCGAAACCAGTTCTTTCAAGGATCTTATTTTTAATTTCTAGTTGCTTCTTCTCTTTTTGGATTCTGCGGAGAAACGCATAATGAATGATCTGCGTAAAGTAAGCAAAAGGATTTTGGGATTTCTCAGGATTAAAATTATGAACATATTGAACGCAATTTTCGATTCCATCAGAAATCATGTCCTCCTTAAACATGTAATTAACAAAGTTTGGTTTGAATGATAAGTGATTGGCAATTTTTAGAAAACACTCTCCAATGTAACGGGGAATAGGAGGTTTGGTGTCCCATCTTTTTGCTCTTTCTGATTTATCTTGCTCGTCAAGATTCTTTCCAAACTTCTTTCTATAAGAAAGTTCAACATCAGAGCGATATTCAATCAGAGCAGCAAGGAATTCTTTATTATTGACATAATGTTCTGACCTTTTTCTTTTAGTCATAACTGCTGTGGATATCATAAGTATTTCTCATTATTATGTATTGATTATACCACTATGAGAAATAGTTGACAAGTTCTTAAATTGTCAGTAGAATACCTTTGTTAGGGTTGATAGAGACAGAGTAGCTTAACTATTCTTATAGAGTTTCTCTAGTATTTCTTTAGCATCATGTACATTAGAGATATATCCCATCTTTCTAGACATCTTTGTTTTAGATTGATTATTAGCAATTTTACTAGTTTGTCTTACATAAGATTGATAGAGTTGAATCATTTCAATATCAGAAGATTCACTCATTGTAAGAATGTCTTCTAGTTTAAGAATAAACATATCATCAGTAGTGGTCTTTAACCATGGTTCCATTTTATAACCAAACTGTTTACCAGATCTGGTTTTAACTTCTGAAACAATAATTGGATAAGAAACTAAAATAAAGGTTCTATCATTCTCTTCAGATGCTGCTACTTTGGCAAATATTTCTTCACCTGTTTTTAGTTTGAGTGTTGCGTAGAAATCGTCTTCAGGACCCATTTGCCTTTACCTCCTTAATCTTTTCTGCCAAGAATTGAAATCATATAAATTTCGTGCTTAAAGGCATCTTCCTCTGTAAGATTTTGTTTGAGAAAGATTCTTCTATCTTTTGAAGGAGGATTGAAAACTCGATTAGATTTAGAGTGAATCCTATTACCGTTACCCTTACCTATGTAATAAGGTGACCCGTCTTCTCTTAAATAAGCATAAGTGTAAAATTTTTTCATATTAATTCTTTAATTGAATGGTAATTATCTCATAATTAAAGTTCTCTTCATTATAAATTTTAATTCTTTCTATGAGATGATTTAGAGTATAGTTTTTCCGTGAGTTATATGTACAATCATCAGAGATGTCATAGAGGACTGCTTTAGTTTTATCTTTTCCTTTTCTAAGTACTCTTCCAATTGATTGTAGATTTCTAACTCTCGATTTACTGGGTGAAGCAAAGATAACATTATGGAGGTTCTTAATATTAATACCTGTAGAAAAAGTTCCATAAGATGCAACGATGATTGCGTTGTTCTCTCTTTCAGTAATTTCTCTGACTAATTCTCTTTCTTCAGTATCAACACCACCGTGTATAAAAAATACTTTACGGTCATTTTGCTTGTTATTATTTATCTTTTCATAAAGTATTGCACCATGTGCTTCAACACGACTAAACAAAACAAGAGTATTGCCTTTTAAATCTAATGAAAGATTAGTAATAAATTTATTTCGTTGTTCGTGAGAAATAAGATATTGAATTTCATCCTCATAAGTTTCAAACTTTTGTGAAGGATGTTTTAAAACAAGACATTGAATATCAAGTTGAGAAAGGTGTCCCTGTTTCATCAACTCGTCTGTTCTGGTCACTTTATATGATGGACCAAAGACTCCCTCTAATACCCATTTGTGCGTCTGTGTGCCGTCCAAAGTGCCAGTAAACCCAAATCTATACTTGGCGTGATGAAGTTTAGTCATAATCGAAATAAGAGACTTGCTCTTAAATAGGTGTGCTTCATCTCCTATAACTACATTGTAGTCTTCAAAGAAAGTTCGATCTAATTTGTAAACAGACTGCCAAGTTGTGATGGTTACTGGCGCATCATTACTTTTTTCACGACCAGAATAGATACGATGACAATATGAGTCAGCATCCCAACCATAATCCAAAAAGTCCTTATACATCTGTTCTACAAGAGATGTCGTTGGAACAACTAAAAGAATTTTTTGTCCTTTATCCACATAATATCTTACGAGGGAATAAATCATCAATGATTTGCCGCTCGCTGTGGGGCTTATCAATAGCTTTCGATTATGTCGTAGTGCATCATATACTCCCTCAATTTGATACTTCCGTGGAGTATGAGCACAAATAGAGTTCATATAATCTTTGACTCCTTCATATGAGATTTGATCATTAATCTCAAATGGAAGTCCATAAAACTTGTTGTCTTCAAACTTATATGTGTATCCATAGTTCTTACAAAAGGATACAATTTTATCTAAAAGTCCAACATAAATTTGTTTAGACCTCATATCGTATAGGTGAATCTCTCCGTTCCAGTTCCTATTACGATATTGAGGCATAAACTTCATATTGGGAACTTCAAACTTGAAGTGATCCCTGAGTTCATATTCAATATGTGGTTCTGTTTGTATTTTTAGAAATACTTCGTTGGACTTAGATATAACAAGATTTGCTGTCGTATCAATCACATAAATCCATTCATCTAAAAATATTTATCACATATCATAGAACTTAAAATCTAATATTGCTTTATATAATTCTGACTTTAATTTATATAAATGTTCCTGTTCTTGTGGATGTCTAGATGGATGACCCTCCCAAGTTTCTATTCTTTTACAAACGCAGTGATACAATAAATGAACATCTTCTATTGAAAAATCCATATAAAATGTATCTTCTTCCATTATCCTAAACCTGATTGGAAACGAATAAACTCTATGGCGTTTTTAATTTGATATGTGCGATTTTGAATTACCTTCAAGATACTTTCCAAGTAATTAAGCATTGTTTCGTAGTATTCTACTTTTAAAGATACTGAAGATAATTTGTCATCTGCATCTAGATATTTTTGCATAGTTTCTTTATCCCTAATTTTCTTTGGAAAGGGATTTTCTACATAAACTTCTGGGTCTGCTTTACCGGAAAAGTATTCATATCTTTCGTGGCGTATATTTTTCTTTTGCTGCTCTGCTTTCTTTTTTAAAAGGACTATGTTATTATATAAGTCAAAATACTTTGCGTGAAGTATCGGAATATTTAAAGATTCAGTATGAAGATTATCAATATCAATTTTTGAATCTTCCGTCCACATTTTTTGGATGGTATCCAAATCAAAACTCATAAAGCATTCCCATTTTTATCTAGTATATCGTAGATAGTATACTTGAAAGTGACCTCTGCTGTAAAGTATTCAATGTCAACATCTGTAGCATCAAAAGATAAGTCTGTTAGTTGATATGGAAACATATCCTTAAACTTAACTTGGAAATTGATATTATTATTACTATTCAAAATAAAAAGAGTGGCATCTGAATAGATGTCCATTATTTTACGAGTATTGTCATCTTTATAGTTTCCAGTTTGTTGGAGATTATAAATCTCTTCCAAAGATTCTGGAAAACCTAAACCACGAATCCACTTTTGAATTTCCATATAGTTCTCAAGATTTTCATCAACCAAAAATCTTAATGTAAAATCTTGAAACTCGATCTTATCTCCAGGAACTGGAATATTCTTTAGATATGTTGGTTGTTCTGCAATACCAAGACTCATTCCTGGAACATTTGCAGAATTACCAAAAAATGATACCTTTGGAGTTCTGTTTAGAATAAATTTAAAACCAACTGGAGATAGAAAATTTCTATTTTGTATCTAGTTGGCAAATGCGTTTGATACTGCCATTATATCAGTTTTATATCTATTTAGATAAAAAAAGAGGGGGTCCGAAGACCACCCTCTGAAGAACGGTGTGAACCGAATGGATCACATGATGTTCTTGACAGCAACGCGACGATAATAGCGGTTCTTGTTGACCTGGAGGCGTCCCAGACCCTGCTCGGTTCCTTCTGCGAATGGGTTAGCAACGAGACCGTAGCGGGTCTTGAAGCCAATCTTGGGCTGGAAGGAGTTCTCTCCAACGGCACGAACCATCTGGAGGGGAACATATGGGCAATAGAACAGACCAGCGTCATAAGGTGAAGAACCCTTATAACCAACAACGTAGTACTGGTTACCAGCACCAGTGTTACCTGAGGTCAGGTTAGCTGCATATGGGTCAATATAGACCTTGAACTTACCATTGATAGTACCAGCGAAGGTGTTGCCGGTGTCATCAACGTTCAGGTTAGCGTTCAGAGCTGGGGTGTAATCGAGGATACCAGCCATGGTGAGTGCGGAAGCAACGTCTGCAGAACACAGAATCATGTTGCCCTTTCCTCTACGAGTGCGTTGTGCAATCGCGTTGGCGTCTCTTTCGATTTGGAACAGGAGACCCTTGAACTTCTCAACCGACCAACGACCGTTGGAGTCGATGTCCAGGTCAAATACACCAGCAGTAGCAGTGTTAGAAACAGCACCTTGCTCAGCAACCTTATAGATGGTTCTGATGACTTCTCTGTTGATCTCAGCGAGGATCTCAGTAGAGAGGATGTTAGCAAGTTCTGCTTCAGCGTTCAGACCGTGGATAGCCTTGAGGTCTTGGGCGAGTTCCAGTGAGTACTCAGCCTTCAGAGCTCTTGACTTAGCGGTAACGGTGACTTTCTCGATCGAGAAGGCCATCTGGTTGAATGCATTAGCACCTGTACCATCCAGGTTCTCAGCATCACCAGTCTGCATACCCTGACCGACATTATAGCCGAGGGAGTTAGCAGTACCGACAGGGTTCAGAACAGAAGGGTTAGTACCAGACTGTGAGGTTGTACCCAGACCAGCGTTAACGTCGGAGAAACCACCAGTCAGATCGAAACCAGCATCCTGACCAGAGAATGCAGTATCAGCTTCGTTGAACAGTGCTTCGGATCCCGCCTGATCTTCATAACGGGAACGCATTGCGAAGATCAGTCCAGTAGGACCACTCATTGGTTGAACACCAGCCAGGTCATAAGCGACCAGGTTAGGCATCGAACGACGGATCAGAGAGATCAGTACGGGGTCGAAACCTGCAACTGGACCAGCTGGGGTTGCGGCACCACTAAAACCAGCAGGATTGGATCCAGCAGAGTTAGTGGGGGATTCCATCAGGTTGATACCTGATGAGAATGCTTGCTCCTCACGGAGGAATTTTTCTTGGTTCTCGAGCAGGACAGCGGTGACAGCTCTTCTATGGTTGTCCTTGATTGGATCAAGACCCTCATAGTCGAGAAGTGGACTCCACTTTTCCTGCAGATGCTCGGATTGGAACATTTGCTTTTACCTATAAAGTTAATTGTTTGTTTGAATGAATGTTAAATTCACTTTTTGAATGCACCCAGTGTTCTGAGATAAGCGTCCATACTGGCTGCAGTAGGGGCTGGTGTTGAATCAACACCCTCAGACAAGGTTTGTGGTGCTTCTGATTTTGCTGTAGTAGTTCTGGAGAAGTATGACTCCTTCAGAGTCTCCAGCTTTTCACGATATTCTTCCTCACTTTCAAACTCAACACTTTCGGCAAGTGAAGCGAGCTTCTCTTTCTGAGTTGATGCAAGACCCTCTGAAACGGAATCAAGGATTCCATCGGCTACTGACTCTGCCAGACGCTGATTCAGGGAGATGTTCTTATCAATCTGCTCGTTGAGTTTTGTCTCCATATCATCAAGTTTTTCTACCATGCTCTCAAGCACATCATATTTATCTTCAGGAATAGTTACATAATGTTCTTCAAAAAGTCCCTTCATACCAGACAGGAAGGACTCAGTCATTTCAGTCTTGAGACCATGCTCGATAGCGAGTTGGTTCTCAGTCATCCATTCTTGAGCAACATACTCAAGATAGGAATCAACACGCTCTTGAAGTTCACCCTTGAGTGATTGGGCTTCTTCAGCCAACTTCTCTGCGTATTGTGTTTCCAGGGTTTCCTGGATTTCTCTTACCTTAGCGGAAAGAGCGGCTTCAAAGATGGTCTTAGCCTTTTCTCTGAATTCTTCGGAGAGTTCTTCACCACCGAGGAGAGCATTAACATCTTCTTCGATGTCATACTCTTCGGTTTCTA